GGGGGCCGGGGCAAGCCCGGCCCCTCGCCTCGATCGAGGAGGCAACACATGTTCAGTTGGGGGAATGCTCATTGGGTCATGCAGCACGACGTGGTGCGCCGGCTGCGTGAGGTGCGCGAAGAGCTGACGCTGAAGGTGGACGCGCCGGTCGACGAGATGTTCGTCGACGTGGGCGCGCTGCTGTCGGTGCTGTGCATCAAGTTTCGGCTGAGCGAGCAAGAGACGGCGGACGTGCTGGGCGTGGATGTGCTGCTGCGGCTGAAAGGCAGGCGGGCGAAATGATGACGGTGATCGTGGGGCGCGTGCTGGGGGTGACGCTGGCCACCAGCGGGGCGAACATTTGGATCCGGCGCTCGGACGCGGGGGCGCTGATCGCGGCGGTGCTGGACGGCCAGGCGCTCGAGGTGGCCCGGGCCACGTCGCCCGATGGGGCGTGGATCATCGTGCCGCAGTCGGCGCGTGTCGACCGCGCGCTGCGCGACCTGCGTTACCTGTTGGAGAACCTGATCCACGAGCCGGAGGGGAGACCTGCGCCGGCGGATGTCCGCGGAAATGTGACCCCGCCCGATCCGGACGCGGAGCTGGCCGGGCGGCTGGCGGAGGCCTGGCGGGCAGGGGCGAGCAAGAACGCGCTGGCGCGGATGGCCGGCTTTCCGCAGTACGGGGGGAGCTACGTGGCGCGCATTGACCGGGCGATTGAGTGGCTGGAGGCGGAGGCGCGGCATGGGGATGTCGCTACTACCGCACAAACAGAGCCGCCGGCGCTCGAATCCGACTCCCCCGGCCTGCTGGGGGCTGGAGTAGTAGTGGAGTAGTAGAGCATGGCTAAGCCGCGGGTGGTGACGCTGGATCGGCCGCAGCCGCAATGCTGCGCGACGTGCGCGTATCAGGCCCCGCCCTTGCCGACGGGCGGCGGCGTGGGGCACTGTACGCTGTACGACCTGGACCTGCGCAACGATCTCACGCGGCTGGTGTGCTGGAGCTACACGCGGGACCCAACGCGGAATGACCTGTATCGGAAGCTGGATCAGGGGCTATAATCGGCGGCAAGGAGGAAGCCATGCTGCTGTACATCAACGAGCGTGCGGCGCGGGAGTTCCACTATCGCACGTCGGCGGACGTGCATGGTATCACGCGGCGCTACTACTGCGCGGGCGCGCCTCATCGTGCTATCCTGGTCGTGCATGGCAACCTTGACTTGTCCCAGCTGTACGGCCGGGTTGTCGATGCGAATGTGGGCTGGGATGACGGCTGGCGCGAGTTCGTGCGGGAAGGCAACACTGGCAAGCGCCACACGAAGATCATGATTCGGCGCGTCATCGACAGCACGCGCTTTGTGGACATGTTGGCCGCGGTGCTGCAGCGTGCGCCGAAAGACAACGACTGAAGTCGTCACTACGGAGGGAACCATGAACGTGCCACTCATTCAGATGAGCCGCGCGGAGGCGCGGGCCAAGTTGAGCGCCTACCGGGCGGAGCTGCGCCGGCGTGTCGATGCGGAGTACGAGGCGGCGGCGGCCGGTTACGCGGAGCTGGCTAAGGGCACGCCGCTGCTGAATCTGGCGGAGGCTTTCGCCTTCGCCGGGCTGGGCGCGGATCTGCGTCCGCGCCTAGCCATCGCCCGCGCCGATCGACGCGAGGTGCATGTGTCGGTCGATCGCTGGAATGGGCTTCTCACATTCGATAGCAGTAAGATGAGATCCTACTCTGTCGGCCCGCTCGTGATTAACCTGTCGTGGCGGCATCCCGACCCGGACAAGATGCGGGGAGGCTTTGCGTTGGTGCCCATGGTGCCGGCCGATGTGCGCCCGCGCGGGTCTCTGCGCGATTACTTCGTGCTGTGGGAGGTGCATGAGTGGTCGGAGAAGTCGCAAACGGCGCGGCCGGATCGTGATCCGTATCTGCTCAAGTACTTGGCCGGGGACCTGTACGTGGTGATTTGTGAGTGGAGTTTGACGGATTTGGAGCGGGCGATTATGGCCGGTCGCAGGCGGACTTGACACCCTGAACACGTGTTCTATAATTGACTTGGCGGGCGTGCCCCCACGTCCACGGCCCAACGGAGTGAGTCCCCTCCGTTGGGCTTTTTTTGTTTCCGGGTTTGGGGTGCGACTTGAATTGTTAGGATTGCGTCTGTTTCCGTGGACAAGCGTGCCTTTGGGGGCGCTTGTAACGGTCTTGTAATTGACTGTGAAGCACGGTTGTTCTATCATCGTCGTACGAGCTTGGGCGGCTCGAGAGGGCGGCCCATGTCTCGATCAAACAGCAGAAGGGGAGCGCCTGCGGGCAATCAGAACGCCCGCCGACACGGTTTTTACGCCCGTCAGGCGCGGTCTCACCCCGAGGCTGTAGATAACGGCAGCGGCGCCCACGCTGCCGGTTCTTCTCCAGAGGGTGAGGCCGGTTCTCCTCCTCCGGCCTCACCACACCAAACTCAAACTTCAAACTCCAAACACCCAACTTCAAATGGTGCACAGGTGTCCCCCGCTAGTAGCGTGCGAGGGCAGGCAGGTGCGCCGTCGCCAATTCCCACGCTGGATGATCTGATCCTCGAGCTGTACTCCAAACAAAGAGACCTGGCCGCCTACCTGGCCGACCTGTCGCGGAGCGACGCGCCGGAGGTCGAGGCGCGCAAGCTGGCCGCGTTCGGTTTGTTTCGGGAGGGGACGGCCACGCTGGGCCGGCTGCTGCACTATCGCGGGGAGGGCAACCGCGACAAGCAGCTCACGGACGCGCTCAACAAGGCGCTCGATCTGATGTCGCGAGACCTCGGGGTGCAACTGTGATCGACCTGACCGCTTATATCCCCGTCCTTCTTCAACTCATTATCCTGGCTGGCACGATCTACGCTATCCGCAGCGCACGCCCCAAACAAGCCGCCGAAGCCAAGCAAGCCGAAGCGCAGGCCTCGCTCACGCTGGTCAACGGTTTTTCGTCGTTGGTCGCCACGCAGCAGCAGAAGTTGGCAGAAGCAGAAGCGGAGTTGAAAGAGGAGCGCAAGAAGGCCAGCATTGTGCCGACGCTGGCGCGGCGTATTGACGAGCTGGAGCTTGAGCTAAAGATGGCCAGGAATGTAATCGCAGACTTTGAACATGAAACCTAGGGGGCGCTAGGGATGCAGGGGAGATCCAATCGACCCACTCGTACAGGCAACCCGGCTCGCGCTCAGCGACGTGGGCGCGTACAGCCGCTACGTGTCACGGCGCGCATTGCGCGCTTATCAGCTGGAGCCGGCCGAGGCCATCGTAAGAAGCATTCTCGCTGGCGCTGGTCGGACTTTTGTCGTCGAGATGAGCCGGCAGGCGGGGAAGAACGAGCTGAGCGCGCAGTTGGAGGCGTACCTGCTGACGATCTTCCAACGCGTTGGCGGGCAGATAGTGAAGGCGTCGCCGACGTTCAAGCCGCAGACGCTGAACTCGCTCCAGAGGCTGAAGGACCGGTTGAAGACGCCGTGGCATATTGGGCGGACGAAACACCGGAGCGGCTATATCGTTGAGGTGGGTGAGGCGCGGGCGTTGTTTTTTAGCGCGGAGCCTCGCGCGTCGACGGTGGGGGCGACGGCGGATCTGCTGCTGGAAGGCGACGAGGCGCAGGACATCCGGGCGAGCAAATGGGACAAGGATTTCGAGCCGATGAAGGCCAGCACGAACGCGACAAGCGTTCTGTGGGGCACGGCCTGGACGACGAACACGCTTCTGTTTCACGTGAAACAAGCGGCGCTGAGGCAGCAGGCCAAGGATGGGGTGCGACGCTACTTCGAGTATCCGGCGGACGTGGTCTCGCAGTATGTGCCGGCGTACGCGGCTCACGTGGCGGATCGACGCGAGCGGTTGGGAGCAAGGCACCCGCTGATCGTGACGCAGTACGACTTGAAGGAGATCGACCATGAGGGCGGTCTATTCGGTGCGGACCGGCAGGCGCTCATGCATGGGACGCACGAGCGCCGGCGCGCTCCGGAGCCGGGCCGGGAGTACGCGCTGCTCGTGGACGTCGGCGGTGAGGATGAGGAGCAGCGCGGGTCGGCCGAGGTACTGGACCGCGATCAACTGGCTAACAAGAAGCGAGACGCGACGGCCATCACGATCGTGGAGATGGTGCCGGGCGATCAGTGGACGTACCTGGGCCGTGACAAGCATCTGTTCCTGGGCGTGCGGCTTACTTCGCTCTACGACCGGATCAATGCGCTGGTGTCTCATTGGGGCGCGCGCTGGGTGGTCGTGGATGCGACGGGCATCGGCGCGGGCCTGGCCTCGTTCCTGGAGGCGCGCTGGCCGGAGCGGTTGATCCGGTTCGAGTTCAGCGCGTCGACGAAGAGCGACCTGGGCTGGGACTTCCTGGGCGTGGTCGAGACGGGGCGTTTCAAGGACCATGCGGACGATCAGTCGCCGGAGTACCGGCAGTTCTGGTACGAGGTGGACAAGTGCCAATACGAGGTGCTCGACGGGCCCGGGCAGCGCCTGCGCTGGGGTGTGACGGAGCCGCCGGCGTACGACGGGCTTGTGGCGCGCGGGCACGACGATCTGTTGATCAGCGCGGCGTTTACGGCGGTGTTGGATCGGCAGCCGAAGCCCATGGAGTATTTCGGGGCGATCGTGCGCACGGAGCCGGTGAGGAAGTCGAGGCGGCGAGGGAAGTATTAGTCTCACGGACGCAAGGGATCACGGACGGTTGATCTAAAACGTGAAACGTAAAACGTGATGACACGGAACCCTTACGCGCTGACTTTCGGCCAGCGGGTGGCGCTGGCCTGGCGGATTGCGACGACGCGGCTGAGCATCGACGCGACGCTGCGGGATTTTCTGGGCGAGGACTCCCAGGGCAAGCCGACGTCTCGGGCCTCGTGGGCGAGCACGTACGAGGCGACGAAGGACCGGCCCTGGTATCAGCGTCACGAGAACCTGACCGATGCCCTGGCCGCCTGGCGCACGAATCCGCTGGCGCGCCGGATGGTGAATTTGACCCGCGACCACGTGTGGGGCAACGGGATTCGTCCCAGGTCGCGCATCAACGCCGTGCAGAAGTGGCTCGACCGTTTCTGGTTCCACGAGTTGAACAACATGGTCGAGCGTCTGCCGGTGTGGATCGACGCCTGGACGACGGACGGGGAGGTCTTCCCGACCTTTCATCAGAACGAGGTCGACGGGATGGTGTTCGTGCGGGCTTTGTCGGCGGTGCAGGTCGAGGGCTTGAAGTGGCTGTCGAACGATTACGAGCAACTGACGGCAATCGGGCAGCGGGCGCCCGGACAGATCGAATTGGTGTGGTGGCCGACGCTGCTCACGGCGGCGCCGGGCCAGAGCTTCGCCGGGCAGTTTGCGATCAACGTGCCCCTGGGTGCGACGCGCGGGGACGGGGATCTGGCGTCGGCGCTGCCCTGGCTGGCGTTCTACAGCGATTGGCTGGAGGCCCGGGTGGAGCGCAACGCGGCGCTGAGCCATTACTACGTGGAAGTGACGGTGCAGGACCAAAAAGACGTGCCCGACGCCCAGGCGCGCTACGCGCGCCCGCCCGCGGACGGCTCGATGGTGGTGCACTCGGCGGCGGAGAAGCACGAGGTCATTCAGCCCAAGATCGGCGCGGACGACGCGCAGGCGGATGGCTTCGCGCTGAAGAGCATGGTCGCGGTGGGCGGCAACATCCCGGTCTTCTGGCTGGGCGACGTGGGGCAGGGGAACACGGAAGCCACCAGCGAGAACATGACCGACACGAGCTATCGCCACTACGAGACGCGCCAGGCCTACGTGCGCAAGCGCATCGAGGAGACCTGCCGCATCGCCTACACGCTGGCGGCGGCCCAGGGCGCGGTGCGGCGCTACAACGATCCGGGCATTTCCACGGACGTGGCCGACGTGCGGCGCTCGGACAACCAGGCGCTGGCCCAGGCGGCGCGCGACATCGCGGAGGCGCTGGCCAAGGTGGTCGAGGCGGGATTAGACCAAGACGAGCGCACGCTGAAGCTCATTTTGAAGTTCGCGGGCGAGGACCTGGGCGACGCGGAGATCAAGCAGATCGTGGCGGACGCCAAAGCGCGGGCGGAGAAGAAGACGGTGGCCGTCCCACGGACAGAAGGGAACACGGACGATGAGTAAGAGTAAAAGTTCAAAATCCAAACTTCAAACTCCAAAGGTGGAGGAGTTCCGGTTCACGGTGCCGTTGCGTCTGGCGCGCACGGCGAAGGCGCTGCCGGCGGGCGTGGCGCGGGTGTACGAGGTCACGATTATGGCCGCTGGCGAGACGAAGAACGGCATCACGCTCCCGGACGAGGTCTTGAGCGTGGGCGCGCCGAAGTTCGAAGGCGTGGGCGCGCTGTTCGACCATCCGGGGTTTTTCGACGATCCGAGCGTCTCGCGGCTGGTGGGTGTGTACCGCGATACGCACTGGAACGCAGCCGACCGGCGCATCGACGGCGAGCTGCACATGTTGGCTATTTCCGCCTCAGAGCCGGCGGTCGAATTGCTCGACGCCGTGATTGGGATGCAAGAAGCGGGCCAGAAGCCGCCGGACGTAGGGATCTCCGCGTTGGTGTCCCTGCCTTCGGAGTGGATTGATGGCAAACGCGTGGCCGTCTCGATCCGGGAAGCTGTCTCTGCGGATATCGTCTACCGGCCGGCGGCCGGTGGGAAGGCGCATCGAGTTCTCAATTCAACGCAAGGAGCAGGTGAGATGGAAAACGAAGAAGAAACCCGGCAAGGGGATGCCGGGTCTACGGTGGTGGCAGCGGCAAGCTCTGCCCCTACGCCGGTGGTGCAGGCAGGGGCAAGCCCTGCCGCTACGCCGGCGCAGCCCGACGCGCTGGGCGTGGCTTTGCAGCGCGAGCAGTGCCGGGCGCTGCTGGATCTGAGTCTGAGCAACGCCGGGCTGCCGGCGCAGTTCGCGGCGATCGTGCGCGATCGCTTCACCACGAGCGATGGGGCGGTGCGTGTGTTCGACCCGGCCGACCTGGAGCGGGAGATCGCGTCGGTGCGCAGCGCGGCCGCCAGCTTCGCGCAGGGCGGCGCGATTCAAGGCATGGGTCATCCGGCTCACGACGGGCGTCCGACCGTGCAAGGGATGTGGTCGAGCCGGGAGCGCATCGAGGCGGCTTACGAGCGGCTGATGGGGCTGCCGGTGGCCTCGCAGTTCGCCGACGTGCCGCGCCTGCGCGGCCTGGCCGAGCTGTACACGGGCCTGACCGGGGACGTGGATATGCGCGGCATCTTCCGGCCGGAGTACGTGCGCTTCGCGGTCTCGGGCGCCACCAGCCCGAACACCAGCGCCGTGATGGCGGAGCTGACCGCCAATCTTCTGAACAAGCTGGCGCTGGTGCAGTGGCAGAAGCTGGCGCGAGCGGGCTACGAGTGGTGGCGGCGCGCGGTGATCATCCGCGACTTCCCGACGCTCCAGCCGACACAGTGGATCGTGGCGGGTGGGTTCGG